AACCATTGCACTTATTGCATTTATAGATGAATATAAATTCATATCCCTTTTCCAAATTTATTTCATCTGCATGCATTTGTGCTACTTCTTCAGAGAAAAATTTTCTCTTCCCAGAACAACTCGTTATTCCCATAATACTAATCATTGTGACCCCGGTGAGACTCGAACTCACGACTCCCACATTAAAAGTGTGGTACTCTACCAACTGAGTTACGAGGTCATTCTCTTTTTATATGTCTTATGAGGTTTTCTCATTTTTTCCTTTGTCTCTTCTGTATGATGTTTTCCATAAAAGGGATTTTTTTCACCTGATAATGCTTTACTTAATGATTGACAATATTTTCTTCGATATTCTGGGTCATTTTTTAATTTATCAAGATGATATTTTCTTCGTATAGGTAATACAGCAAGTGCGCCTGCAACTGAACATTTTTTCTGATGCTCTTCACTCCAAAATTTTCCGCCTCCTTCACCACCACATTTTAAATTCATGCATAATGGGTCATTAGTTAATTCTTCATTAACTATTTCTTTTTCTTTTAATTTCAAAGAACTTCTGTTTGGAAGCTTTTCAAGAATTTCAAACCTATGATTTTCAATTCCATATTTCTTAATGGAATATCTTAATCTTGTTCCACTTCCTAAATATCCATCATTTAAATCATTAGTTGAATGCATTCCGATATAATATCGATTTGTCACTAAACAAGTTGTTTTGTAAAGAACATGATACACTTTTGGTTTCCTTGGCATGATACATTTTTATTTATATATCATAGCCAAGGAACAAAAAGTGAGTGTGGCGAGAGCTGGATTTGAACCAACGATCTTCAAGTTATGAGCTTGACGTTTTTCCGATGAAACTCTCATAATTACTACATCGAAATGAGAAAGCTAATAAGAGCCTTTTTTCTAAACTTTCTCGCCATTTGTAGCGGGGAAGGGGTTCGAACCCTCGACCTTGAGGTTATGGGCCTCACGAGCTACCGCTGCTCTACCCCGCAATTTATTTTTATATCTTTCTAGTGCCTTTTTTGAAAGTTTTTTCCTTGTTTCCTTGGATAAAGTTCTTTTTCGGTTCGCATTAGAAATTTTATCTCTAGTTTCTTTAGAAAAAATTATTCCTTTTCTTTTTTCGGAAAGAATCTTTTTCGTTTGTTCCGAATGTTTTTTCAAAAATTGTGCTCCTCCTTCACCCCCAACACCACAATTATAATTGTTTTTATCAAGTATAAAATCTTTTGTCACAATCTGCCTTTCCTTTTCATTCATTAATTTTTCATCTTCAAAAACAAAAATAATTCTTTTTTCAAAATTTTCTCGGCCATATTTTTTAATAGCAATTTCTAAAGCTTTTCCAGACCCAAGATAATTATCATTTAATTTTTGAGTTTGATGTTTTCCTATATAGAATTTACCATTTATTTTATTGGTTGTTTTATAAATTGTGTAAAACATTATTTAGCTGTAAAAATTTGAATTTCAACATCATTATTTTCTTCATAAATATTTGAACTTTTATCATCCATTTGGTGATCTCGTATAGTAAGTAAAAATTCATTTTTGCTATAAGAATATTGTAAAGACAATATTAAATTGGGACTCCAAACTTCTGGATTTTTTGGGTTCATTAAAAAATCATCTATTGTCCATTTGAGTGTTTTAGCTTTTTCTTTAGAAAGATTTTTTTGAGCCCATTCACTTCCAATACTATAAAGTTTTAATCTATTTGTAACTAATTCCCAATCAATTGTATTGAATATTTGACTTAAATTAACTGATGGTAAATTAATTGATGGTATTAATGTTGATAGTGAAAGAGGCTTTAAAGCTTCGTTTTTTAAATTTTCCATTTTCCATATTATTAAATTAAATTACTACGCAGTTTTAAAATATGATATAATGTCACAACATCATCATCTTCAGAAATATCTTCTTGCATTCTTTTTGCAGACTGCAAACCAACTTGACATGCTTGTAAATCTATTTCTAAATATTTTACACGTTTCTCAGTTCGCTTTATAAAATTCTGCATTGCTTGATACTTTGTCGGATATGCAAATCTTCGCAATCCATCTTTTGAAACCCATTTCTTATCACTTCCCCAGTACAAACTAATCCAATATCCTTTATTTGTTTCTCTTTTGACATCGTATGATTGTAATTCAACATGTGGAATAGCACCATATCTTGAAGATGTAACTATGTACCGATAAAGTTTCATAATGCTATTTTATTGTTTTTAGCAAATTCTTCAATGTTCTTTTTCAAACTATAGAGCATTTGGCTCTTGGATAACTTACTTCTTGTTTTGAAATTCATTTCCTGTTCGATACTTGAATAAATTGAACGAACAAACTCAATCAATTCTGTTTGTTTATTGTAATTCATTTCAAATGTAAGATCAATCAATCTTGATTTCAAATCTTCATTCTCCTCTTTTAATCTTTCGATAATCTCTAATAATTCATCCATCTTTTGAAATTTGGCGGGGACAAAGGGACTCGAACCCATAACCCTCTGATTAACAGTCAGGAGCTCTACCATTGAGCTATGTCCCCGTAATCTGAGAAAGTTGAAAAGAGTTTAATTACTAAGCAATGCGCTCGGTATTGGAGTCGAACCAATTTTTACCACGATGTAGCTCTTTTCTTACTACAGATATACGTTTTGGCAGTGCGTACGAGACTCGAACTCGCGACCACTAGAGTGACAGTCTAGTATTCTAACCAACTGAACTAACGCACTATGTTGTGCCTCCGAAGGGACTCGAACCCTTAACCTTCTCCTTAAGAGGGAGTAGCGCTACGCAATTGCGCCACGAAGGCATAATATGTGAATTTATATAAAAACTTTGAGAAATAATCATTTTTATACAAAAATAATCGTTTTTATACAGATTCTGTAATAGTGGACCGTAAGGGAGTCGAACCCTTGGCCTCCTGCTTGCAAGGCAGGCGCTCTAGCCATCTGAGCTAACAGCCCGTGGTGCGTATAGAAGTTCTCGACACTCCTGACTAACCAAGTTATTCGTTAGATTATACGCGTTTCTCTTTTTCGAAAATATCTTGTTCTATTCTTACCGCATCAAAAAAATCCTTTAATTGATCCTGATTTCTCGTAACTTTGTTTTCCCCAATTCGCCGTCTTGTTTCGAAATACGGACCAAAATTAATTTTTTTAGATTTAATAACGGGTCTTTTAATTAATTCTTGAAAAAATTTAAAAGCTTTTTCCATTTTTTAATTCTTTTAAGGTTATACCGAATCTCTGGTATCGATGGTCTGTTCCGACTATAATATTCAAATTTAGACTATTAGTTTTAACTGCATCGTTCATTTTCCATTCCATTTCTTCAGTAACCCACCCTTTGTATTCAATGTATTTGTTTCCATTTACTACAAAATCAGGATAATATTTTCTTTGTTTTCCATTTCGCGTTAAATAAGGAAAGCCTTTTCTGTTTCTATCCCAATTTAATTTTTTCTCATCAAGTATTTTTGCTACTTCTATTTCTTCTGTGTTAAGAAACATTTTAAAACCTAGCCAATTTGTGTATGGAATTTGTTTTGATTTACCTCCACCAGGTCTTAATCCCCCCGATCCTTGTTTTCTTTCTATTCCTTTTTTCTTATTTTTTCCTAACTGAGAATAATGACTTCCACAAGAAGAAGAACAATATGTTTTTTTATTTGAAGTTTCAAACGTTTTTCCACATGGGCAAGTTTTTATTTCCAGAAAATTCTTCTTTAGTTTTTTACTTACCTTTTGGTTAATTTCCTTTCTTTTTGTTTTTGTACTAAAACCTCTAGCACATTTAGATGAACAAAATCTTCCAGAACCATAAGTTCCATCATGTTTATTTCCGCAATTTTCGCAATTCATAGAGGATATTTTTATATTATATATCCATTTGAACTAAAGTTTTGGATTTGATTAGCAGGGGTACCAGGACTCGAACCCAGATCATTTCTTTTGGAGAGAAACATGCTAACCGTTACACCATACCCCTGTTTAACCGAGAAAACCAGAAAGAGCCTTTTTAGTAAAAAGCTGGAGTCGAACCAGCGACCTTATTGTTAGAAGCAATACACTCTATCCATTGAGTTATTTTCACGATGAAACTCTGTCTATCACTACGGTTAGCGGTCCCAAAGGGGTTCGAACCCTCCTGTCGATTATTAGTCGTTCCGGCGTGACAGGCCGGCAGCCACACCTAGCAGCTCCTGAGACCATTAATTACTGAGAAAATTCGGAGGGTAACAGGCGGATTTGAACCGCAACCATTGTTTAAGAGACAATTGCTAAACCATTTAGCACGAAGTAACCCATTCCAGTCACTACAGTAATTTAGAGCAGGTGATCAGAATCGAACTGACGTCAGAAGCTTGGAAGGCTCCTGCACTACCACTGTGCTACACCTGCGAAGAAAGCAATATGTCAAAGAACTTAAAATAAAAACGGGAACCTTTTTGGAGTTCCCGTTGATTTATTCTTAATTGTTGTTGTTTTTCACCAATCAATTATATCCTCAACGGGACGCATAACTCCTCTACGACCTTTGTTATCATCATTGGCCACCCAATTCGCTACGACTATATTTAAGCCTTGTTTCTGCATCTGTTGATTTTTTCTATATATTATGAACTCGTTTGAAAAAGTTTTAATTTAGTGCAAATATAACGCATTTTTTTCAAATAAAAAAATTTTTGAGCACTTTTTTTCAAAAAATTATTCTTCTTTTATCCATGCTGCTTCAATATTCATTTCCTTTTTTAATCTAGCAATATATTTCCAAGGATCCGTAATGTCATGATGTTCAATTACTTTGCCTCCTTTTTCTCTTACACAAACAGTATATTTTT